ACACGGTTCTCAATTTGGTGCGATACTAAATGAACTTAAGAATTGGTATTATGGTGCTTATTTGTATAACCATAGTAAACCAAGTCAAGAAGAAATTGAAGATAAAGTTGAAGAATTGATGAGGTGATTTAATGTTTTTTAATAATGAAAAGCTTCGCGGTGCCGGCGAAACTGTACCAATGACTGAAGAAGAAATTAAGGAATACTTGAAATGTAAACAAAGTATTTTCCATTTCGCTAAGTACTTTACCATCATTGGTCCTGCCGGCGAAGAAAAGATGAAACTTCGTGATTATCAGGAAAAGATTGTTAAGGTAATTTGTGCGAAAATACCTGAAAAGAATAACAGAATTATTATGATGGGGCGTCAAACAGGTAAGACAACTATTGCTACTTTGTATATTCTCTGGTATGCTCTTTTCCACAAATCTAAATGTATTGCAGTTCTAGCAAACAAAGCTTCGCAGGCCGAAGAAATTTTGCTTCGTATTAAGAACGCTTATACAGAATTACCAATGTGGCTTCAACAGGGCCTTGTAAAATGGAACAATGGTGAAATCACGATGGAAAATAAGACAAAGATTTTCTGCGGTGCTAGTTCTAGTTCTTCTGTTCGTGGTAAATCTATTGACTTATTGCTTGTAGACGAATTTGCATTCATTGACGATAATATGGCTACCAAGTTTATGCAGTCTGTTTTCCCAACACAAGCTGCAAAGAAAGACGCTATGATGATGTTGATTTCAACTCCAAAGGGTATGAACCACTTCTATGACATTTGGACTAAGGCCGTTGCGGGAAAGAACTCATTTATACCTTGTAAGGTTCAATGGTACGAAGTTGAAGGTAGAGATGAGAAATGGCTTCAAAAACAAATTCAGGACAATGGGGAAATGTTCGTCAGACAAGAATATATGTGCTTGACCGGTGATTCTAAAGTAAAAGTTCAAGATAGTTATGGAAAAGTTCAAGAATTAACACTGGAGGAATTATATACTTTGGAACAAGAGAACCTGGTGGTCTAATAAATACATTAGAGGTATAACAGAATGGGTGAACCAGATAATAAAAAATGTAAATGCAAGGAATGGAAGACTGATGAAGCTTATAAGCCACATCCTCCTCTTCCTGCACCATTCCCACCGGGTCATTGTCCGAATCCGGGTGAAGGAATTCCACCTAAAGATTGGAAGGAAATTCCACCTGATTGGCAAGCGGTTCCACCAGATTGGAGTGTAGAGCCACCATCAGGAAAGTATCCAGACCCACCTGAACCACCTCCTCCACCTCCTAAACCACCTGTTCCACCATTTCCACCACACCATTTAAAGCATATTCCTAGAGATAATTATTGCTGTGCTCAGGATATGTTTATGGCTGACCACGAAATACAGAACATTCCACAGTTGATTGCTTACATTAAAGGTCAACTTGGTTCTCCTGTAATTTGTGTTGAAATATCTGATGCCCAGTTGATTGACATTATTAGAGATATGGTTCAGTACATACAAAGATACTATTATCGTGAAGGTAACTATCGTGATTATTTGTGTATGGAATTACAACCAGGTAAAACTCATTATAAACTTTGTCAAGAATTGGAATCTGTTGTGGACTTCCAAACAGCTAGCTGGTTAGGTAACATTAACGAATTATTTACTATCCCACACAACATTTTGTATGACCAGATGATGGGAATGAATAACTTCAATTATAATGGAATGTGTTATGGTGATTCCAGTTACGGTGATGTAATGGGTAACTTTAATGCTCAATTAGTTTGGTTGGAACAAGTTAAATTTGATTTGGGTGAAAGCTATCAAGTTCGTTATAATATGAAAGAAAAAGAACTCTCTGTATGGCCGACACCAAAAAGACCTGTTCACGGTTTGATTGAAGTTGTAAAGAAACAAAAATCATTTAAGATTTTCAATGACTACTGGTTCAAAGAACTTGTAGTATGTAAGGCCGGTATGATTTGGACTAATGCTTTGAGAAAGTATAGTTTGACTATTGCTGGTGGTGGTCAGTTAAATGGCGACTCATTGTATAGTTCATATAAAGAAAGATACGATGCTGCTATTGAAAGAATTGACAAAGAATCACCTCACGGTTTCATTTATGTAGGTTAATAAATGAATAATATAACATACAGACCAAATTATTTAAAAGAAGAAGATACTGAAGGGTTCCTTGAGTATGATTTGGGTAGTATTAACTTCGGTAATTATGACTTTGGCGAAACTAAATCGTATATGGTTCACTATTACGAAGTTGGTAGACCAGATATTATTTCACAAAACATTTATGGAACTTCAAACTTGTGGTGGTTTGTAATGTGGTATAATGGCATTGGTGACATTTGGAACGATTTAAGAGATGGACTAATGCTTCGTTATCCACAGTATGAAATGGTAATACAGGCATTTAAATTATATAAAAAATAAGGAGATAAAATGGATTTAAGAGAAGCTAAAGAATTTTTAAATGGCAAGGGTTATCATCTAATAGATGAAGCCACAAGTAAAGCCGTTCAGGAAAAGGTAGATTGGGCAACAACAATTTTAAATGATTTTTCCGACATTACTGAACTCACTGACGAACAGTATAACGAAATGAAGAAATTAAATCCTTCATTGATAAAAGGTTGGATTGGTACAAAGAAAGCTGGTGAATTTTTTGATTACAAAGAAGCAAGAATAATCGCTGATGCTTGCCGAGTTTGGGAAAAGCTTAATGATAAGAAACAAAGAGAAATAGAACGTTATAATCGTGAAAAGAGAAAATTTGAAAGTATTAAACGCCTTGTAACTGAAGTTTGGCCTGAATTTAAAGAAAACATCTTATCTAAATTAGTTAAATATGGTTGTAAAGTTGAAAAGAAAGAACCTTGGTCTCGCTGGTATGAAGCAACATCATTCTTCAAAGATTTCCCTGAAGGTGAAGAATTTGACCAGGATGTTCCTGATAAAGTTACTTTGTCTATAAACAATGGTATTGATAGATTCTATTTCTCTATGCCAGTTAGTCTTGAAAACGCAGACATTGGAAACTATGGTGCTTTAAGAAGATTAGGTAAATACTCAAATGGCAAAGCAAAGAAATGTATTGAATTAGCCAAGTATCAAGATGAACACAGAAATACTTGGGAAATTCCATACGATATATTCTTGCCAGCAGTCAAAGAATTTGCTGAAGCACAAGATTATTTAACTGACGATGAAATAAAAGAAATTAAATCTGATCGTGCTTCTTCCGATGCGTTCGCTGCTGGAGCATCCGAATTTTATAGAACTGCAAAATATCAAGGTGACTAATTTCTTGAAGTTTTAAAAAATAAAAATCGCCCATAACAGGGCGATTTTTTGTTATATTTGATTTGTATAAATATATTCCAATCAAAAATAGGAAAGTTATGATTAAGTTAAAAATCGTAAAAAAGAAAATGACAATAATTGACGATGCAGAAAGTACACCAGGTCAGTCACGATTGTTTGACTTGTTTGAAGCAGAAGTGCTCCAATACTTAAAGAAAAATCCAAATGCCTGGTTAGCAGTGTTTAAACAACTTGATACTGCATTTGATATTGCGTCCATAGAATACAATAATGAAACAGACGAAACAATAGTAATGTTTAAATTCAAAGGAGATAAGTAATGGCAGAACATAATTATGGTGCGGATAGCATAGATTTTTTGAAAGGCCTAGAAACAGTTCGTAAGCGACCTGGTATGTACATTGGTGCAGTATCAGGAAATCCATCTGATGGTTTGTATAGACTTTTTCGTGAAGCATTAGATAACTCTATTGACGAATACTTGGCAGGCTATAACAAACAAATTTATGTTTTCTACGATTCTAAAACAAAACGAATTACAGTAATTGACAATGGTAGAGGTATTCCAGTTGGTTGGAATGAAAAAGCCCAAATGGACTCTCTAACACTTGTATTCACTCAATTACACGCAGGTGGTAAGTTTGATAAGCAGAATTATGCGACTTCATCAGGCTTGAATGGTATCGGACAAAAGGCTATTGCAGCTCTTTCTAAAACATTACAGGTTTGGTCTAATAACAGTACCGATAACTGGTGGTACACACAAACATTTGAAAAGGGAATTGCTACAAGTGATGTAACTCGTTGTAGAATACCTGAAGAATATAAGAAACTCATTAAGAAGAAAGGAACCATTGTAACTTGGATTCCTGACGAAACAATTTTTACTGATTCTATTGACTTGGATTTGCCTCGTCTAAAGAGAGAAATTAAAGACATTCAGTATTTGTGCCCTGGATTACATATCCACACAAACATTGACGGCGAAGAAAATGAGTATTATTCCGAAAAGGGTTTGGCAGAATTAGTTTGTCCAGACGCCGATGAAAATGCTGATTTGTTTACATACGCTGACGATTACACAGAAGTTGCTTTGAATTTCACAAAGAAAGATGGCAACTCATTTAGAAGTTTCGTTAATGTATGTTATACGAACCTTGGCGGTACTCACTTGAATGGCTTGAAGAAAGCAATTTGTAATGTAATCAAGGATAATTCCAAAAAGAAAATTCTCAATGATGACATTATGGAAGGTATTGTCGGCGCCATTCACCACAAAATGGCTGAACCACAGTATCAGGGACAAACAAAGAACGAATTAACCAACACTCCTGTTGAAAAAGAAATCATTGAAAAGTTGACTCCACCACTTACAAAATTCTTCCGTAAGAATAAGGAACTATTAAACAGAATTGTAACTTATGCGGAAAAGATGCTTGAACAAAAAGAGAAGATGAAAGCTTCTAAGGATTTGTTGAAGGGTCTAAAGACTTTGAATGCTGGCTCTCGTTACATTAGTGATAAGTTCTTGGATGCAGACAGAAGAAAGCACAAGAACCCTAAAGATTTGGAAATGTTCATTGTGGAAGGTGATTCTGCTGGTGGTCACTTCAAACAGGCCCGTGAGTCATTCCAGGGTGAATTGAAAATCCGCGGTAA